ATGCAATGATTCAATCTCAAGCAAAATAGCTGCTATAGTGGCATCCAAGGTCTCAAAATCACCATCAGAAAAAATAATTCCATTAGTAAAATTACATGATATTAGCTTAGCAAATTCATAAGCTCCACCATGCAACCATTTCATACCAACTCTAATCATTTTACCACGCTCAAATTTCTGACGATCATTTTGAGTCAAATATGAAAGCAAGAGCTGAGTAAGAAACCCTATAAAATAATCACGACATTTCTCGCATTTTTTATAGTATTCTTCAATAGTTGTACATTTAGTACATTCAAATCGCTCTACTTTCTCATAAATGACATTATAACGATCTTGGCATCTAGGCTCTTCCCCACGACGCATAGCATCTATAATCTCAAGGACCTGATTAATGGCATAAAGCATCTGTTCTTGCTTCTTGCCATTATGAGTATAAATCGTGCGAACACCATTCTCATATCTGGAATAATCCACACCTGCGCGTCGACCTGCAGATGACAAAAGACTAATAGGACAACGATACAAATCAGCTGGTTCAAAGGTCCAAACTAGCTTAGGATACTTATCCCAACCATTAGTTTTAATCAACATACGATACCCACCTGCCATAATTGCGGCATGCTCAGGAGTTTGTACAGGAGGAACTCGAGTAGCTTTACCATACCTTCCAACAGTCTTAGACAATTTATTATTTTCGAGGAGACCATTAGTACTAATAATAACATTTTTACCAAAACAGGAACCACCAAAGGCACGATTATATAGACTGAGCCTACGCAAGCATAAAATCTGAAGAGAAACAAATCCTTCTGACAAACGCTTATTATCAGTCCATGAAACCCTTGCCAGTCGATCCCAATAAGCTTCAGCTGGTACAAAAAATATATTGTTATTACAATAAGCCATAGTAAAATGACATCCTAAAGAAGAAAAAACCTTAATATCCCAGGTTTTACAAAAAAATGCCATTCCTTCAACAGGTCTAAGCGGTATATTATGAGCAATTGATGGATTAACACCAAAGAAAGGTGGAGGAATTTTAACCCAGTTAGGAGGTGTCATAAGATCAACACGCATCTCTTCCAATATAAGGCCGAACTCAGTAGTTGCAGCCTTACGTCTCAAAACTTTATCCTTAAGAACAAAGTTAGCAGTAAAAAACGCGAGTGACTCTAACACAATATCATCCTCTGTTTTTTCCCAACCAGGACCTTTCAACCTTCCCGTATACTGTAACCCCAGCATAGGAGCGCTGATAGTTACAAAATCGCCTTCATAATACCAATCGAGTCTAGAATGTGTTCGATTGGAATAAGTTAACCATCTAGCCAACTCAAATCTTTTGGACATAAGACGGCCTAAACGTGATGCCACGACAAATAAATCGAATATAGGTTGAC